ATGAAGTTAGGATTGAACTAATTGAGGTTATGAAGGAGTCATCTCCTGATTGCTATTGGGACGCAAACGACTAAAGGAACGGACCTAAAAATCCAACTACTTTAGGAGTACCTACAATGAACACACTAAACATGATCAAGAAGCAGATCAACAAAGCATCTGCCATTCACGACGCACAGATCTCTCACACTTCATATCGTGGTGTTGAGTATTCTACTCGTTGTGTAGAAAGCAAAGAGTCTCACGGGACCTTCTGCTATCGTGGACAAACTTACACTAAGTGATTGTCAAACCGATTAAATAGTGTTATGATGGGAGGGAAACCTCCCATTTTTTATGGAAAGAGATAAACTAAAACTGATAGTAAGGAATTTAAAACTGCTGGTTGATGCTCTTGAGTCTGAAGTGTATTCTGATACTGATTCATACATAACTAAGCAAGAAAATTTTGATGACCCTAGTACCAATTACATTTTAGATTACGACGAAGTTTTTGAGGATGACGATGGATAAGATAGATACACAAGGGATGAGTATTCCTAGTGATGGTAAAACATCATCAAAGAAATCCTATCCACCATTGGTAATACCAAAACGAAATGTCTTTACTGATTTAGAAAGACAAGAACTAAAAGACATTATTAACGAGACACTTGATGAAAGAGAACAACGTAAAACTAATCAGCGTAACTCCTGATGCTGAGAAGCACATGGCATATTGTGCCCGTGTGTCAAACCCCAACAACCAGGAGAATGAAAAGTTCTCTGGACTGCTTAAGTATTGTGTGAAGCATCAGCACTGGAGCATCTTTGAGCAGGCATATATGACGCTTGAGTTGAATACTACAAGGGGTATCGCAGCTCAAGTGCTTCGTCATCGTAGTTTCACATATCAAGAATTTTCACAACGCTATGCTGATAGTTCCCTACTCGCGGAGAAGATCCCTCTACCTGAACTACGCAGACAAGACACCAAGAATCGTCAAAATTCTATTGATGATGTTGACCCGTTTACGAGTCAGAAATTTGAAATGTTAATGCAACATCATTTCACACAAGCAATGGATCTTTATCGGAGAATGCTTGATGAAGGTATTGCAAAGGAGTGTGCTCGTTTTGTGCTTCCTTTGGCGTGTCCCACCAAAATTTACATGACCGGATCAGTTCGTTCATGGATCCATTACATCGATTTGCGTTCTGCAAATGGTACACAGAAGGAACATATGGATCTTGCACTAGGTGCAAAAGAAATCTTCTGTGAACAATTCCCTGCTGTTGCAGAAGCAATGGAATGGAATTCATAAATATTTACACCAACAATTGATCTATGCCAACATACCCCGTTATTAATTTAGAAACAAAAGAAAAGAAGGAACTCAATATGTCTATGAAGGCATATTCAGAGTGGAAGGAAGAGAATCCAGGATGGGATAAAGATTGGTCAGAAGGATGTGCAGGACAATCTACTGAGTTTAAGTGGACTGGTGAGGCCAAATCCAATGGATGGAATGAGGTCTTGGATCGTGCATCCAAACAACCAGGCGCAAATGTCTGCAAAAACCGTTACTACGGTTAATCCTTCTAATCTTTTATAACGTATGCCCTCAAAAAGAAAGTCTCAAATACCAGTAGTCCCATTTGGGATGAGCAACAAACATATGAAAAGAAAGAAACCAATCAATTCAGACTTGATGAAACCCATCGAGGCTCTAACAGAAAATCAAAAAGAACTTTTTCGTTGTTATAAGAACGATCAGAACATCGTTGCTTATGGTTGTGCAGGCACAGGAAAGACCTTTGTAACACTCTACAGTGCATTGAAGGATGTTCTTGACCCCAAGAGTCCTTATGAGAAGATCTACATTGTCAGGTCTCTTGTAGCAACCAGAGAGATTGGTTTCTTACCTGGAGACCATGAGGATAAGTCTTCTCTTTACCAAATTCCATATAAGAATATGGTAAAGTATATGTTTGAGATGCCTACTGACTCTGATTTCGAAATGCTCTATGGTAATTTAAAAAATCAGGGAACTATTTCTTTTTGGAGCACATCATTCATTCGTGGAACTACACTTGATAATGCAATCATTATTGTTGATGAATTTCAGAACTTGAATTTCCATGAACTTGATAGTATAATCACAAGGATAGGAGAGAACAGTAAAATTATGTTCTGTGGTGATGCTACTCAATCTGATCTTGTCAAAGCATCTGAGAAGACTGGTATTGCCGATTTCATGAGAGTTCTTAGAACAATGCCTTCAATGGACATCATCGAATTTGGTGTTGAAGATATTGTCAGATCTGGTCTCTGTAAAGAATACTTAATTGCAAAAATGGATTTGAATTTATGAGTTTTATTCATCATAATTATCTCGGTGACCTTGAACTAAACAAGAAAGAAACAAACGGCATCCGTCTCTACAACCTTCCAAGTGGAGACTGGGTGCCTTCTATTACATCTGTAACTTCTTTTTATAACCGGCAGATCTTTGTCAACTGGAGAAAGAGAGTTGGTATTGAAGAAGCAAATCGTATCACTAAGAAAGCTACATCTCGTGGAACAGACTTCCATGAAGCAACTGAAGTGTATATGAAGAATGAAGAAATAAACTGGGATGATTTCAAACCTCTAACCAAGTTTATGTTTTATCATGCTAAACCATATCTAGATAAGATAAATAACATACACGCTATTGAAAGGACTCTATACTCTGAGTATCTGGGTTTAGCTGGTAGGGTAGACTGCATCGGTGAGTATGAGGGAGAGTTAGCAGTCATTGACTTTAAGACTTCAGAAAAAATCAAACCAGAAAAGTGGTTGGAGAATTATTTCGTTCAGGAAATGTTCTATGCTTCTGCTTACTATGAATTGACTGGTATCCCCGTCAAGAAACTGATCACCATCATGGTTACTCCTGGAGGTGAAGTAAAAGTATTTGACAAAAGAAACAAAGGGGATTATATTAAATTATTAGTACGATATATTAAAGAATTTGTATCTCACAATCTTAGGTCAGAGAATGGGGAATGAACTAGAAAAAGCACTGGAGAGTAAATTCTTTTGCCCTTCCCGATTCGCACAAGAGATAGAGTCTCTTGTCCATACTGGTGATGGAATGAGTTACATTGATGCTGTTGTTCACTTTTGTGATAACAATAGTATTGATGTGGAGTCAGTTCCTAAACTAATATCCAAACCACTCAAAGACAAAATAAAATGTGAGGCGATGGAACTTAACTTCTTAAAAAGAAGTTCTCGTGCAAAATTGCCTATTTGATTCCATTTTTGCCCGAAAAAAAATCCGGCAAAAATTTGACCCTATTACTTTTTTTCATGATGCCTTTTGACGCCTACAAACAATACCTCTCTTTGAAGAACCACTTCACAAAAGAAAAGTATGATTATCACAAATATTGTGGTAAGAGTCGTGCAACGGTACAATCTTTCTATAAAAGAAAGGATCGGTTTTGGTTTGAGAAGTTGTCAAGGAACAAGGATGATAAAGAAGTAATTGAGTTCTTCATCTCAAATTTCATTACTTGTACTGACCCAAGTAAACTTTGGATAGGAGAGATGATTCGTGAAGGTGAGAGTAGATATACCTCATGGAAGAAGAGAACACAATCATTAACTTATTTGTTTAAAGAAGAAACAGGATCAATTTTTGCTGATAGTGATTTTGATTCTGTGTTTATGTTGGATGGTTCTAGACATCCACAAATCCTTAAAGAGTATCTAAAGGATAATATTTCAATCGAAACTCTGATAATTCTTGATAGAATTTTAGGGTTCAGGAAAAACTGGGACAAAAAACTACAAGACCCTGTGTGGGAAACCGTCAGTATGAGAATGAGAAAGTATTCTCCGTTTCTAAATATTGAAGTATCACGTTATAAAAAAGTTTTACAGGAAATCGTTTTAAAGTAACATGAGTTTTTTTGAATCTGATGTTGTCCGTGCTGAGATGACAGAAATTAGTGAATTGCAAGAGGATGTTTATCGTAACATCTTCAATTTTTCTTCTATGAATACTGAAGAACAACTCTTTCATGTTGCGATGTTGGAGAGACTTCTTGACAAACAAAAAGTTCTCTATGCTCGTTTGAGTTTGTCTGACGATCCCGAAGCAAAACAAATGAAAGATAAAATCATCGAGTCAGCAACGATGATGGGACTCCCACAAGGGACTGATATGAGTACGGTCTTTAATAACATGTCAAAGATGCTTCAATTAATGAAGAAGCAGATTGACAATGGTGAGAAAGACCAGTAGAATAACAAGGTACACACAAGCCAAATCTAACTAATCTAAGGTAATCCGAATGTCATTTTCAGATCTTAAAAAGCAATCCTCTCTGGGTTCTCTTACCTCTAAACTGGTAAAGGAAGTAGAGAAGATGAACAATACTTCTAGTGGTGCTGATGAGCGTCTCTGGAAACCCGAAATGGATAAGACCGGCAATGGTTATGCCGTAATCCGTTTCTTGCCCGCACCCAATGGTGAAGATCTCCCTTGGGCAAAGATGTACTCCCATGCCTTCCAGGGTCCTGGTGGATGGTACATTGAGAATTCTCTGACTACAAATGGTGGTAAAGACCCTGTGTCAGAGTACAACCGCGAACTGTGGAACAGCGGTAACGAAGCAGATAAAGATACTGTCCGTAAGCAGAAACGCAAACTCTCTTACTATGCCAACATCTATGTTGTGCAGGACAAGGCTAACCCTCAGAATGAAGGTCGTGTCTTCCTGTATAAGTTTGGTAAGAAGATCTTTGATAAGGTCATGGAAGCAATGCAACCTGAGTTTGAGGATGAGACTCCAATCAATCCGTTTGACTTCTGGCAGGGTGCTAAC